TAATTTATACCCTTATTTAAGAAAATGCTACTCTTTTGTTACTCTTCGGGTATTTTCTGAGTATATAAGGAACTAAAAACCCCATTTTTACTGGGTTTCAAGAGGACATGATTACATCATGCCGCCCATTCCACTTTATTCTGTAACGTCTTTAACGATGGTTCACAAAACAGCTATACAATGCAGTTTTTGAGAAAATGACCTGTAATATCTTTAACGGTAAAATATCACTTTTCATTTGCTTGCGTTACTTTTTTGTTACTTTTTATAGCACCTTTCTTTTGTCATTTGATTGAATCCAATTATAAAAATCCGCAAGTAACACTCTCCTGCTGTTACCTATTTTAACCGCTGGGATCAGATCCATAATATCATTTGCCTCAGAATAAGAAATCTTTAAAATGTTTTTAATATGTAGTGCGCTTAATAATTTAGGTAGTTGTGATTCTGTAATTTTAATCTCTCCCTTTCATTATTAACTAGCGACTTCTTAAATGAGTTTTTTTAAAATACACCTCCTTTTTGTGATATTTTTTAAATTTTTATCACATTTTGAGACATTCGCACTAGAAAATCCCTTAAAATTTTATAATGGTTATAGTTGGTAAAGGGGTGACTAGTGATTGAAACTAAAACTAAGTGAATTAAGATATAAACATAACCTTAGGCAGGAAGACGTTGCTGAAATTATTGGAGTAAGTCGATCTGCATACGCAATGTATGAGCTTGGTAACAGAGAAATGGATTACATTTTATTGATAAAGTTGGCTGATTATTATAAGGTATCGCTTGATTACATTGTGGGTAGATCTGATATCCCAATTCATCCAGAATCTTATTCGGACGATGAAATTGAATTTATGACTAGAACACTAGGTATATACATAGAAATGAAACAAAAGTTTAATTCGTAGGCGCTATCCAAATAGAAATTTTGGTTGGTGCTTTTTTTATACCATAGAATAATTAAAAAATTTGTTGCATTTTGTCGAAACTTTGCAAATGCTGAAAATATGTCACGAAATAAAATAAAAATACGTATGAATGTCACAAAAAGGAGAATCAATTTTGTTGTTACTTCCTAATTATTAATGTAAATTGAAAGGAAATAATATACAGGAGTTGGTAATTAATGAAAAAGAGCATTTTATTAATTTATAAGTCGCTCGTTGCCCTTTTTAACATCCTGTTCTCTGAAACAGTTGATAAAAGAAGTGATTATTTATTTAAACGACTCAAGTCCGTTTCTTATATAGATTCAATTGAAAAAGTATTCCGCGAACAATCTTTCAGAACCTCTCAAATTGAATACGACGATCTCATCAAGCAAAAAGAACAAGTTGTAGATATACGAAATCAATTTAAAGTTTGGTCACAAAATATGAAAGAGTATGATCTTGTAAAGAGTCGATTGGTCAATACCGCATAAATAGAGGTGGAATAAGATGAACGAGCAATGGAAGAAACTGATCGATGAGTTTGAGTCTAAAGGCTACACTCCGTATGACATTCAACGAATAGTTAAAACTTACGAAATGTTCATGACGTACGATGAAAAAATAAAGAAACTTTATGAGGACGAGGCAAATGACCGTATTAATCAGGATTGATTATATAACAAATGAAAATAAGGTAATGCGAAAAGGGGAATTTCCTCTTCGCGGAAAAATCAAAGAACAAGCAGCATATGAATTTTGGCAGTGGATCAAAAATGAGCATCCTTACGAATGCGAGATTGAGAAAGTGATCGTGGACAATGAGGATATAACTGAAAAAGTAATGGAATTAGATGCAGCTCCTCTTGATTAAATAATTGATTCCCTATTTTGGAATTTATATGTAATATGGAATTAATGATACATATAAAACTACAGGGGGAAATAAAATGGCCAATGAGGTCGTAGCGGGAGATTATCAGGGTCAAAAAATCAAAGTATCTCGGGGCAAAATGATCATTGGGAATATCGAAATTAATAAAGAAACTATCGATCATTTTGAGGTTATGAATGAGAATAGCAGCACTACCAGTTTTACAAAGGGTAATACTAAAAAGAGTATGGTTGGAGCAGGCACAAAAGGCGCGGTGGGTGCTGCAATCGGAACAGTTATCGCACCAGGAATCGGAACTCTGATTGGGGCTGGTGCCGGAGTCGCAACGTCAAAAGGTAAGACCAAATCAGTGACAAAAGAAGTGACAACTAAAGAAGTAACGGTTGCCATCTATTTTACCAATGGTGAACAATCATTAGCTAAATTAGATGGTGAGCATTACGAAAAATTTCTAAGTGCCTCTTTTAGTGAGCCAAATACTTATCACGCAAAACAAGCAAAAGCTAAAGGTCCGCGATCAATAGCGGGTACTATCGCATGGTTAGTGTTCTTTTTCCCAGTTGGCTTATATCGGATGTGGACATATAATCAATTTACCAAAAGGACGCGAATTATTGTTACCACTGCGTTAGCGCTTTTAACAGTGATCGCAGGAGTAACTAATAGATGAGTTTATCAATAAGTACAATCTACCCCTATCAAAGTTGAGGGGTTTTTTATTTCACAAATTATTCACAAGGAATTTCCTAAATTTTGTCTAATATACCCTATATTAACATTATAGGAGTGTGTATATGAGTCGTTTATTTTTTTGGATATATACCGTTCGTTTATTATTAAGAGGTAGCCGACTGATTAATCAGGATGGCAAATATATTATTATAAATTTTTACGATTATGGAGATTGCTACATGGCATCTGCTAGTACAAGTAGTTGCTCTGTTTTGAATTGTTATGGTTCAACAAAAGAAAAGGCGCAGGAAATGGCAATGTATAAGTTAAAACAAGCATTAGAAGAGATAAAGCCCCCTACTCATTGATCAAGGGGCTTTACTGTTTATTTTACTCGGATGCTTTTACCAGCGTAGATGGTACACTTGTCATCTAAGTTATTCCAGGCTTTTATTTGAGCGATTGTGGATCCATACCTTGACGCTAACTTAGAAACGATATCACCTGTTACCACCTTATGATAAACATCTTGAGGAGCTGAAGATTGTTGCTTTAATGCGGGATTATCTAGCCAGTAAAGATTTTTTCCACCATTACCGTCTACCCAACCACATTTATTTATTTTAGGATCAAGAATAATGTAGTGCCAATCTCCTTTATGATCCCATACATTATACATTTCATCTTTGCGCGCATCCCCAAGATATCCGGATGAATGACTTGGCTCTGCCCTTACGTCAGTATTTTGCAACACTTTAACAACCATTAATATGCCGTTTGATTGTTTTTCTTGCTGCGGTTGCCCCCATGCTCCTGGATCCATTTTGATATCATTTCTATCTAACTGAACACCTGAAACTGTTACCCCATTTTGGTATTGGTGAATATGGATATGATCTGCTACCTTACCCTTTGACCAGGCGTATGTCTGCCAGTAATAATCAACACACCCTTTAACTGCCATCATAACAGCATAGGATCCATATAAGCCGACTTTGTAATCAACAAAGCATTGTTTAATACCAGATAAATATTCGATGATTGCACCAATATCTGCAGGTTGTGCGTCATAGTCAACTGTAAAGTAAATAGCTGTCCCCGCTGGTTGACCAACTGCTTTCGCCCGTTTATAAGCTTCTTGAGCATCTTTTATCCCTTGAGATTTTGTAAAATAAGATACTCTAAGCGGACTTTCCTCAAAAATACTAATCAATTTTAGTCCAGCATCTCGGACAGCATTAGCTTCGGCAGCGTCAAACGTTTTCCAGCTATCACCGAGATACCTAGCCACAAACTCAAACCCCGCAGCCTTTAAAGCTTTTGCAGACGTAGCGTTTAATTTCGTTGCACAATCAAATCCATTCGCCATTATTTATCACCTTTCCCTTTTAAATTTATTTTGGTTCGGTATACTCTTTTGCTCTATCACTATCCTTCATGCCTACTGTGGTCGGGTCTTGCACCAACCCAAGTGTGGATAGCACGCCGAAAATCGCATTGACCAACAGTAATACCCAATCCTTGATTTGCTCAGTTAGAACAAAATCCGTAACTCCTGCAGCGCGTGCACCGACTAAAAGTACCTCAGCCAAAATAAAAAGTTGTGACATAAATGCCACAACCCACAAACGGTTTTTAAATCTTACACGCCAGTTAATCATTTTAAAATCGACTCCTTTTCTAAAGTGTCTATCCTCTTATGCGCACTCTTGGTCGACTCTTCTAATCTTGTAACACGTTCTCCAATGTACCCAATCTGCTTCTCGTTTGCTTTTTGGTCAATCCTAATATCATCTACTCCTTTACTTATATATTGCAACTGCGCCTTAATCTGAGCGTCCTGTTGAGTGTCTGTTTTATCTTCCTTTTGTCTAGTAAACTGCAAGCCTAAAAAACTAACTAGTAAAGCAAGTCCTGCGATTGTTACAGATAAAATTCCAATATTAATGTTCATTAATCCACCTCTTTAATCAAAATAAAATAAGAGCCCATGGGAGGACTCTAAAGTTCACAAAATTTTAACTATTTATTTAAATGGTTCCTTACCCTCTTGTCGAATAATAAAAACTAGAAGGAGTGGTGATAAAAATGGGATCATTTAATGACTCGTTAGATTTTAAACTCAAAATTGCTCAATACCATCGAGATAAATGTTTTGAAGCAGTAGATCGGCCCAGGCTTTTTGATTCTAATGAATCGCGATTAATTGCTGTATCCGCTGAATTTACAGCGATGATGCTAACTTTTCAGTCCTCTATCGATATCGTAGGTCAACTGATAAATGATAAACGGAATCTTGATTTCTCAAAAGATAGAATGTACTTCAGTTGGATTATGGAACGTGATTTCTTTGACAGCACTGATAAACTCGAAGGATTAAAAGAACTGTTACTTAAGTTAAATCACGAAAAAAAATATATTTTTGATTACTGTAACACTATTAAGCATCAAAATTTAATTTATCTCCAGGAGGAATCATCTTTTGTGTCCATGTATCAAAGTGTTCAGTACTATTGTATTAAATCATTTAGGCATCACAAAGAAAAGATTATCAATGATATATTATTCGGATCATACAACACTTTACAGGAAAACATCACCAAAATAATGAGCAAGGTTTAATTCTGGCTCATTATCTCACATAAGAACACCGTTAGTTGCATTAATTATTTTCCATTAAATTTCAATTTTACTTGTAGGATTTTCCACTCTCCTGTCGAATGTTAGTTATTGGAAGGGAGGTGGGATTTTTGGATCAGACTAAGATTTTAGAAATAAAATGTACTAACTGTAATAATTGGTTTCCTTCACCGATATTTTTCGGAGATATAAATTCATTCGATTCATCAATTATGGAAGGTAACCGAGCACAATGTCCTCACTGTGACAAAATGACTGATTGTAACAAAGAAAACATGCGTGTTGTCTCTGAAAATGGTGGTTTCAGAGGAAGTTCTACTTATTAGTAATTCTAGGTAAGGGGGGAGAATTTATTCTTCCCTTTTATTTTGGGACCGCAGTTAGTTAGACTATCGTTTTGCTTCAAGAACTCGTTTTTTGTTTAAAACTCGTTTTGGTGATCGAATTGTATGCTGCGGTTTTTTATTTAGTTGTACTGCATAGGATTCATAAGGTGTAGCTACTGTATTTTGTTCTAGCTGTAAATTAACATCAGATGTATTAACATTGCCGCCAAATGCAGAAACTGGATTTTTGACCATATTAAGATAAAGTTTACCTGTTATAGAGGTAAATTTTATTGGCAATGAAGTATAAACTCCACCCGAATATTCTATGCTGGCGCTGCCCTGAAGTCTTATTCTATACGAAGAGTTGAAACTTAAAGTAAAAGTTTTACCAATAGGAATGTCTAAAACAATACTTTTATAATCGGTATGACTCGTAAGACCTGAACCAATATCAAAACCATTATTCATTTGCACATTTGGAATAAGATTCTTCTTAGGAACAGGCATTACTATTCTATCCCCAATTTTCTTCTCATAAGGTGCAGGAATAGTTCCTAAGTTAAGCATTGGACGTTTGAAGGTGAATACCCCGGCACTCATTGAAAAATTTGATAAATTTATAGAAATTTTAGTTTTTGCCCCACTATTAAAAAACAATGTTTTATCTGTTATATAGGCAACCAATACTCCAGTGAAATCAGGAGAAGCACCATAAATACCTAATTTTGCATTATGGTCAATATTCAAAAGATAATTAGTATTAGGTTGGACATTAACATCAATATAACTAACTTGATGACTACCTGTCGCATTCAGTACCAATGTTTCATCGTCAATCACTTTTGCATTAGGATGCAACGTCCACTTACCACTTAGAAAGCCATCAATACCATTAATTGTGAATTTAGGTAAAGGCTTTTGTACTAATTCTATGTCTTGGATTACAATGTCGCCTTTTGTATTAAGATCATAAAATACAATCATAGGGTTTGAATCTGTTGGTGTTAATTCTAATGTATACTCTTTAAAGTCTAATGATAAAGGTAATATAACACTATTTGCGGTTAAAAATGTTTGAACCCTTAATGATGCACCACTAATTGATTTTGCTTTAAATTTTACAACAAATGTTTTACCAACAAACACATTTATAAAATTTCCATAACCATTAGGTAAAGGATTATAACTTGTTGGTTTTCCTGCCAACTTCCATAAATTTATTGCCATTTGTTACCCCTCCTCAATAGGAGTTTCTTCCTCTGCTAATAGCATTTCGCACGTATCACCATTTATTTTAAAAGCATTTTCCTTGTTATAAGTAGCCGTTAAATAAAAAGTATCGCATACTGATTGTTCGTCAGTTTCAACGAACGCATCTTGTATGACAAGTAACTTCGCTTTAATATTTGTTTTTTGCACTTCGGTTAATTCCATTTCACCATTCACATTAGGTGGTTGTTTAATCGCCACGTTCATTCCTCCTTTATGCTTTTAGATATGCCCATGCAGACATAGTGTGTGCGAGTGCAGCATCATCGTTGTAAACCTTAACTCTTGCATACCTAGCCTTAGTTGGTATGTTTACTGCACCATATTGTCTAGCAACATTTGTCAATGGAGTTTCAAGTGAATGAATTGTTGCACCGTCATTTGACCATTGAATATCAACATGGTTTGCTGTGTTAGCATCATTCATAAAGTTTAACGCTAAATCTGAAAAACCATCTGTATCTAGCCATATACCAACCGAATTAGAATTTAAAGGTACACTAACAGCATTATGTGTCTGAATCGTCTGTTGATAATGACTCTGAATATCGCTCGGTTGTATAACATTACTCCCCGTTAGTGACACACGCTGTGAAACTGTACCGTCTCCGTTATCCTGTATATGTGGACCTTCATATCCTTGCATGTAAAAACCTCCTCAAAATAAGATTCATTCCTCAATTATCTTAAGACAATCAACATTAACCGCGGTGAAATCGTCTGATAGTGTAAACCAAACCAACCTATCAATCAGATCTTGCACAACACCTTGCGCCATAATGATACCGTTTCGAGTTATATAGACACACTTTGTAAAGACTTCTTGTATATCGCCGTCCGTTGTGGGAATCGAGAACGTTGATTCAGAATCAATCCTAAAAATTTCCGTTCCATTACGCCAATAAGAACCTCCTGAGACTGTCACACTATTTTCCTTGTCATTGACACCTATTTCAAAATCGTGAAAACTAGTTTCCTTTGAGCCAATCACATTATGTTCAATAATCAATTCATCATACCTCCTACTTTCCAAGTACTAAAAAGTTCAGTAACATATTTACAGGAGAGCCAACCGTTCCTAAATTACCGCTGCCCTGTGTAGTAATTTTCACCGAAAACCCTAAGGTTGTTACATTGTAAATATATGGATACCTGATTACGTCAGCATACGACGCCGATTGGATTATGTTTGCCGGAGCCACACTTGGTGGTGTAGTAAATGCTTTTGAAAAAGCTACATTAGCAGTAGCGGTGTCCGAGCTACCATTCGTAAACAAAAATGCGGTGTAGGCATCAATGAGAATACCTGGCTGTGGTCCAGCAGCATATTTCCCTTCCACAGCTGTAAGCCTTGTATCCACGTCCCCTACACCATTTTCAATATTGTTCATGTTTGCTGCACTGATTGGTGTGCCTGGTTCAACAATTGCTCCCTCTGCTGGTGTTAAAGTTATTGTTCCCCCTGGATTATTTACCTGGGTAAAGGTTAATGGTTTTTCAACCATCCTATCCTTCCAAGTTTTCTTACTATAAGCCATTAGATACCACCTCGGCTTTCTGTGTTTCCTCTCAAATAGCCTGCATACTCAAACTCCTGCTTAACAATTCTTGTCTGCTTTTTCGCCTGAAAACTATCCTCTACTAAAATAATATCGGCGCACTCTAGGACGGGATTTTGCCTCCAAATTGTTTTGTAAGCAGCATTCCAATTGCTCTCGCTGATAATCCATGCAGCAACATCAGCTGCTTGTGCTGCATTATTGATTAAAGGATTGTCTATTTTAAAAGATGCACCGTTTTTTCCTGCAATGCTATTATTGATATAAACTACTTCACGTGTTCCAGCAGCTTCATAGATATTTATAACAACCTCGTAAATTGATTTGTATAGGCTGACTTCTGGCTCCTGAAAGATATTATCATAATTAATTATTTTCATGTCGAATCCAGATAAAACAGCCGGAAATGCTGACGCACCGGTATACATACCACCTAGAGCACTTCTTTGAGTTCCGGCAAAACTTAAGTAGTTATTGCTTTGATCCAAGACTTTAAAAGGCTTAATAATCATTACACCGTTGCGGTCTTGATAAACTGCACTTTTACTAGCAACTCCAATATGCTGCAAAGCGGATCTGCTATCTAATCGATCAACAAATTTTCCAGAGATTGTTTTTAAACTGTCATCGATTGAGTAATTTGTAATTCCAGCTTTCGTAAATATATCAACCACTAAATTATAGAGCGTATTGCTCACTAAATTGTTATAGGAGATTTGAGAGAGCATATCTAAATTATCTCTTCCGATTAAAGATATACTCATGGCTGCTGTTTCATTTTTCCACTCAATTAAATAGTAATCACCCATCTTTACCCATTCGATCGTTCCGTTCTCGTAAACAATTCCAAATTCAATTGCGATTTTCGGACGACTTGCAATAATAGCTTGCATGTTTTGTAGATTTAAAAAGTCAAAGTCTTTATTCGTGTTATCAAGTGTTATTTTGAGTTCGTTGGATGGCATAGTATTGTTTAGTACGCTCATTTCTTCTAGTACATTTATGCTGATGATATATTTATCGTCATAAACAAACGGAAAACCCAAAAGAGTAAATGTCAATCTAGCTGTAAACTTACGGATAGGTGCGTAAACAGCATCTTTAAAATTTTTACTTACATCCAGCATATTTACACACCTACCGTTCGATTATATTAAATTTGACGTCTTTCCAACTCGCCACACCGTTATTAAATCGCATCATCGGAGCTTGACGATCACCGCAATAAAAAGTACCTGTTTTCATCGCATTACTTTTAGGATCAAAATAAGACACCGAAAAAAAGACCGGTTCCACTAGATTTAAAATTTGACTATACTGAGCACCAGTTAAAAATGGCCATGCGAGCTCTATTTTTATCTTGGTTGCAATCCTCTCAATAAGCATATCACCTCTGACATTTCGTTCAGCTTTGCTTAAATCTTGAATTCCCACCTGATAGTCGGATGGAGTGGGTAAATCCACCCCGTTAATTGCTATTAGCGCCATTTACCCACCACCTTAAATTGGATTCAATTTAACATTATTACCTACACGGTTATTCTCCATATCAATAAACGGTTTGATGATCCTGCCGAACGTCCTACCATCGATGTTAAATAAAATATCTCCGCCAGTTGTGCTAGGCTTGCTATACTGCATCGCTTGCATCATTGCAGTGCCTACAGCGGAGGCAACAATATCTGATAGCTTGTCCAATGGCGATACTACTTCTTGTCCTCCTGGATTATCCCCGATCATAGCAAGTGTTGGACCGTTTGTGATACCGCCTTTTGCAAGATGCGGTATCGGTTTAATGTTTATGCCAAAACTTTGCCCAGCTCCAACTGGTGACCAATCAGGTATCTTAATGCTTAATGAATTTAAACCTGAAATAACTTTATTAACCATATCGATGATCCAGTTAAGAGAGGTTTTAACCAAGCTATATAAACTGTCAAATATTCCGCCGAAAATATCCTTAACCCCATTCCAAGCTTTTGACCAATTGCCCGTGAAAACACCCGTAATAAAGTCAAGGATACCTCCAAGAGCTTTAAATAATCCGGATGCTACGTCAGCAGCTACCCCCACAACCGTGCCGATAACTTTAAAAATACCGCTAAAAACACTTGCAAAAATGGGGCCAAGCGTTTGGATCAACCAGTTCACAATTGGAGATATAAACTTGTTCCAAATTTCCAAGGCTGAACTCACCAACTTAGCAACAAAATCAAGTAGCTGTGCTACTAATCCTTTTAGATGCTTATCCCATAAATTAGAGAGCATTTCTAGTCCACTTTTCATGACCGGCTTCAAAAAGCTTTCCCATAAATTCAGGATAATACTTTGGATTGACTTCATGAATCCACCGACCCCACTAACGATATCGGCACCATATTTATCCCAAGTACCTTTTAAAATTTCCCACATGTCAGAGGTAACTTTTGTAACAAAATCTTTAATTTGTTGCCAAACTCCAAGTACAGAGTCTCTAAATTTTTCGTTTGTCTGCCAAAGGTAGACAAGATTTCCGACAAATAAGGCTATTAAAGCCGCTACTGCAACAATTGGCCATGATATACCAGTGATAGCAAGAGATAATGCTTCCCAAGCTATTTGCAGGGCTTTTACTATTTTTGACCACTTACTGATAATTTCAAAGGCAGCAAATCCCGCCGCTATACCGGCAATGGCACTAATGATAATTTCTTTGTTCTTCGAGATAAATGATCCTACACCCTTCATAAAGTCTTTGACTACATTAAAATAGCCCCGCACTTTGTCTGCGTAGGCTTGAATTTCTGCATTAATTGGTTGTATACCACTATCGGTTTGTCCCATGTCAGGAGTAGTGATAGCACTTGCATCTGCTCCGCTTGTATCTGCCCCACTTGAGGAATTATTAGCGAGCGAGTTAATCTCATCAAAACTTGCTAGCGCACCCTTTGCATCTTTCCCCGCTTTCTTTGCTTGTTTTCCTGCTTTTTCAGTAGCGTTTCCTAAACCCCCAACCGCAGACGCTTGTTGTTGAGTAGCTTTCGCCTGATCTTTAATTCCACCAGTACTAACACCAAACAAAGCTCGACTAAATGCTGATACATATTGGAGGGCAGTTTCAATTCTTCGCATAAAAGCAGTTAATACCGGAAGAGCAATATTCAGAATGGGAAGGAAAGCTTGGCCAAATGCAAGCCCCACATCTTTTAATGTCGCGGTAAATGCCGACATTTTCAGAGCAGTATTATGCTGTAAAGAATCGCCAAGATTTGTACTTACCGATTCTAAAATGTGATGATATAAAATTGCCTTTTGCATATTCGTGCTAAGTTCTGACCAAGGCTTTCCGTTTGCCATTTCTTTGTATGCTTTTGATTGCTGCATAGCTGTTACACGGACGTTAACGCCTAACTCGTCAGCACCATCTGCTTCTTGGTTCATGGCGCTTCGGATACGGTCCGAAACCTCAGTCATTGCCATGCCTCGCTTACTGGAAATGACAGCTGCTGTCTCCATCATTTTCGTTGTTTTGTCCAACAGGTCCTTTTGGCTTGTAGCAAACATCTTAAAGTTTAAAGACAACATGTTTGCAAGTTCAGCAGACTGTAACTTAGAAAAACCTATTGAGGCTCCAACTGTGTTTTGCCACTTTATAAAATCGTTCATACTGTTTCCTAGAGATGTACTAAGCGTTCCCATGAGGGCTTCAAACTTCATAGCATCATCAACGGAACTTTTTATTCCCCAGCTTGCTCCAATCGTAGCAAGAGTTAAACCAATTTTTTTGACGGTACCCGAAATACTACGGTGGAAATTATTCAATTGACTCTGTGCTTGCTGCATCCCCCGCCGCATTCCGCTAAAATCAGCGCCACCACGAACAATCAGGTTTCTTACAATTGCCAAATGATCTCACCTCCTTAGTATGTTTTCCCGCCAAATGCGGCATTTAAATTCGTGACCGCACTAAGCATTTGTTCGTTTGTCATTTGCTTTTTCACTTCTTGTTTTCCCAATACTTCTTTTAAAGGTTGTAATTTTTCAACTCGATGCCAGTATGCACCCAACCAAGTTAAAGTGAGTTTTTCTTCGTTCATGAGCTTTTGCTTATCGTTAAAATCCTGAATGAATAAGTTCAACTCATACGGTGTCATATCGTTATATTCGTTTATACCTATCCCAAGATGGATTGCAGATTTAAGAGAGTTTTCCCAAGAGAATTTTACTTTTTCGGCTTGGTTGCCTTGCTCATCTCCACAATCCCCTGTAAGTTTTTTTCATCTTCAGCAAAACTACCAAATGCTGCGTTTAATGCTAACTGCATTTTTTCCATAATTTCAGACCATACGGGTGCTTGATCAAGCAAATCTTCCATGTCTTCCAACTTTAAAGTTTCGTTGTGTTCTTTTGCATCTGCCTCTAGTCCAAAGAAAATGATTTTTTCCAGCTCTTCTAAGTTGTTACCGTTAACCTCAATATTTTCGATATCCTTACCAGTTGCTGCCATTAGTTTTTTTAATGCCTTATGACCAAACCGTAATACCCGAGGTCTATCAAGATTAATAATGATTACATCGTTTTTATCACTCATTGTTTCGTCTTCCTCCTTCACAAAATAAAAAGACTAAGGACATAAATCCCTAGTCTTAAGCAGTTTTCACAAGTGTAATTTCATAGATTTTCGGTGCTTTATTCGGTTCATTTGCTACAATTGTCAACTTTTTCGATCCAACTGCAGTGATTGGAATAGCAGCTGATGCTACGCCGCTAGTCAAGTTTTGAGCTAACACACCATCCACAAATAAAGAGATTGTGTGGTTAGCAGCTGTTGCGGTAAGAGTGACAGATGCGGCTGTTACACCACTAAAAGCATACAGAGTATTACCAACACTAAACGTTGGGGTCAACGTACCTGCTACACCTACTAAAGCTAGTGATGATAGCCCAGCTGAAGGTGTTAACCCTAGACTTGGTTGCCCACTTACTTTTATTGTAGCTTCGAAAGGTACTGCATCTGCCATTTGTACATCCGTTTTAATGCCCGTTACAATTCCATTAAATGCCCAACTTGCTCCAAATGGAAATAGGATCGTAAACGCTAGCTGCGCACCAGTACCAAAGGCATTGTAAAGAGCAATTTGCCCGTTGCTGTCGCCAGGATTAAAAAATCCAGATAAACTAACCTCCCCCGCATCCTTTAACCCTTGAATAAATGTTTTCCATCCTTGGCTATCTAACGTAGTTGTCTCAATCGTATCTGCTTTTAAATCAAGACCGCCGATACTCTCGAGGTCTGCTACGCTGTTGGCACCAATCATTAATTTAGTACCCATTGCCGCTTGTGCTGGCATATGATCAACTCCTATAATCTAAATTTCAAATCAATAACACACCGATAAAGAAATACTTGCGATTCATATAGTTCGACAGGTTTTTCATAAGTCACATTTTGAATAAATGGGCCGTTATCGCCGATCATTCGGCTTTGAAAAGATATGACTTTGGATAAAACCTGTTTTGCTAAGCTTTTTAAATTGCCGTATGAGTCATGCAAAATATTAATCTCACATTCAACCTCTTTGCTTGCCAAATAACCTTCTAATGTCTTATCCTGCAATCCCTCACCAGGCATGTAAATGACGTAAGGTGCCTTTACTCCCTCAGTCGCATTTAAGGGGTACACCTTATTAGTTAATTCTGTTATAGTGCTAAGTTCAGCCCTAAACGCTTCCTCAAAGTTCATAAAATCACCTTATTTTGTCTATTTCTTTGGTCATGACACTTATCATTTTTTGTTCAACTGCACGATAATTGTTATCCATAGCATTTCGCATAAAATGATACCCAGGAACATAACCACCGGCAGTTAAAAAACCATATTCCTGTGATGCTGGATAATAAGCTGTATCGTTTTTACCGCCATATACGCCTTTTCCCCTTGGATGTTCTGCATTCGGGTCCGGGACTGGTTTTCGAAAAACATGATTTAAGGCGCTGTCTGGTACTACTTGATAAACTTTTTTACCAGGGATTCTCGCACGTTCACCAACTAATTTAATACCTATTCTAAGAGTTCCATCATCAACCGGAGCAAGAACTCTAGCTGCCTTTAGTACAATTTTCATACCATCTTTAGCTGATTTTGTTACGCATTTTTGTGGTAGCTTTTCTAGCTGTTTCATCGTCCTAATAAGCTCATTCCAACCCCTGATTTCGCTTCTATCCATCACATCACTTCCTTGCATGCGATTTCGAGGAATAGATTTTTCTCTTCGATATCTATAGGAGGAGCTATAATTTCTAGAGTTCTTACTCCATACTTAATCCGCATTTTAGGCAATACGCCTGGTCGATATCTAATCGTTATCTTAGACGATATTTCAGCATGGACCTGTTTGGCTAGATATAGCTCCCTTCCTTGTAACGGCTTTACATTTGCCCAAACGGTTGCGATTTCATTCCAGGTATTTTCTGATTCACCGTAGGAGTTTTGAGATGCTGTTTGCTCTAAAAAAGTGATACGCTTGTTTAGTTGTCCAGGATTCATCGTCATCACCTACACATTCCGGAAGCGATGCGGCTGGAGAATTGCATTCACTGTAAAGTCTACTTCTTGCGTTACCTGACCAACAGGTGATCGGTTTTCGTGCCAATGCGACGCTACTAAATAAACGGCAATTCGCACTTCCTCAGCTACTGTCCATGTATTCGTTTCATTCATATTAGCGTCTAAAATAGGACGATTTAATTTTGTTTCGCAAAAACCAATTGATGCCTTGGCGATTGCATCAATTAAAACTTCCTCATTCGCAGTCAAATCCTCAAGCTTCAAATAGTTCTTAATTTCTACGGTAGTAATATCCAATAAATCCACCCCCAAAAAGGAAAAGGAAACCAAATAGGTCTCCTTTTATTAGTTAACTAAAACACTTGGCGGGTTTGATTGCTCATATTTATTGTCTACAAGGATTTCAATCGTCCCAAAGTTTGTCGCCTGACCACTTGCTCCGATCCTTGCTTGTAGTGATGTAAACCCATTATTAATGTCCAAACGAGACGGCTCAATCTGGAATACAACTGTTTTATTTTTAACATTATTGGCAACAGCATATGATACCCCATCAGCTTGCCTTACAAATTGATCAGTTGCTGCCGCATCCTCGTTTGCCCACACAGGAACATTACTTGCTAGTGCCTTCGCACCCGTTCCACCTACATCCTGTGCCTGAAATAAAGAAATGGTAGTCGCATGTGCGACTGCTTGTGTCAAATGCACAATTACAAAAGCAACAATCGCATTTTTCAAACTTACATACTTGCCGTTGATTGCTACGTTAGTTGTCTGAGGTTGTGCAGCTTGGACAATATTATATTTTTCTGGTAAAGTTCTCATTTAATCATGTCTCCTTCTTAATTAAAATAAGGCGGACGGATCCGCCTTTATTATCTTGCTTGAAGTGCTACAAAGTTGGATAGTGTAGTTGACCCTTTAAATGGTGCGATTGGTGCTGTCCGATATGTTTGGCCATTAAAGCGATAAATAAAACGGAAAACTGACTCGTCATATAAATACCGTACATGGATGGATACATCCGATTGAGCTTTTGTCTTATCGATGCCGATGTATTGCGATGGATCCGCTAGAACGATATCCCCGACAGTACCTAACCCCTGAGCTTGCTCGATTGTTTGGACAGGACGTCCTTTAATCGTTCCCTTTTCAACGTATTCCTTTGCATACGGCGATAGCATTGTATTTCCTCCAGATGTAAAAGTCATATCTGTTAATTGACCCTCGCACTCTTGGTTAATGAGCCAAATAGCGTTGCTTCTACTTCTTGCCACCAAACGCTGCCACATTTTTGTAATGTTCCCGTGTACAATTGACCCTGCTGCTTGGCCAGCTTCTTTATTTTGCGTTATTAATGCCCCTGAATTCATGATTCCTGTTGGTTTGCCAACACCGTCGCCGTTAAGGATAGCATCATCCACCTTAAAGGCCATTTCCTCCGCGTAGGCTTGCTTGATAATTGCTTCAAGAGCAGTAGCATCCTGCAATAACTCATCTGTGGTATAGCAAAGGGCCATTAACTTTTCAAGTTTCATGTCAATATCGCGAAATTTTGGTTTAGATCCGGTAACGGTATCTGCTTCAGCTACCCAATATGCCTGTACCCCACCCCATCTTGAACCGTTTGCACGGGAGTTTTCATCCACGCCTAGTGTCTTTAAGCGGTTTGTATTATCACCAATTGGGATAGCCCGAATTAACTTTGCCAATTGTGATTCAGCAGTCATGGCTTGCTGTAAGCCATCGATAAATTGATTATCGAGCAAAAATCCACCTTCAGATGATACACCAGCATTTAAACCAGTTCCTGCGTTTTGAAAGGTTAAACGGTTGTCGATGGACCCGTTTGGTTTATATGCATTACTTACCGCTTGTAAATATTCCCCCATGTTTTTCCACTTTTTATCGTCAGGATTCTTCGGTACCGCAGGAACGATAATGCGCGAATTTGGAGCTGGTTGTTGTGCGGCAGCTTGCGCCTTTGCTACTTTTTCCTCTGCTTCAATTGTTTTTTCGAGATTCTTAATCTCCGTTTCGAGTGTGTCAAATTGCGTCTGCTCCTCAGTTGTCATCGCCCTACTTGCATCAACTGCTCCTTTTACTAAAAGTGATTGCTGGTCTAGCTTGTTTTTTAACATTAATTTTAAACCCATAGTTTTTTCCGCCTTTCATTATTGAGAATTAGGTTATTATATAAATTAAAATCCACAGTTACCGCACCCTTTTCAGGTGGATCCTGTGGATTCTGATTCTGATATTGTTTTGATCGTTCTAGCAGCTCTGCAAAAAACTCTCGCGTTGACTGGTTCAAAGTATTTTGTACTCGTAAACCAGAAAATGCGACAGCACCGGTGAGTTCATTGCTTGCTTCGTCTTGATAAAGGATTTTATCAATAAAACCTTCAGCAAGTGCCTTTTTAGCTCCCATATAGGTTTCTTCGTCCATCAAAGCACTAATTTCTTCCGCAGACCGTTTTGTTTTTGACTGGTATGCGTCCAAAATCGTGCTCTTTACTTCATCAAGGACATCCGCATAATGCCTAAAATCCTTTGATTCTCCCTGTATTCTGCCCATCCAAGGATTATGAATCATCATAATAGCAGTCGGTGACATGCTTATTTCATCACCAGCCATCGCAATAACAGAGGCTGCCGACATGCAAACGCCATCGATTTTCACGGATATCTTACCCTTGTGCTCTTTTAAAGCGGTGTAAATGCAAGAGGCTGCATAGGTTTCGCCGCCATAAGAGTTGATCCAGACCGTTAAGTCCTGGTTTTTATAATTATTCAGCGCCGCGATAAATCCTTTTGCTGTAAAACTCTCAATACCGAAGAGCATGTCCCAAAAGTCTTGCTCCATCTTGATGTCACCATCGATACGGAGCTCTACAACTTCGGTTGCAGCATTTTTAATAAAATTCCAAAATTTAGTCATCATCCTACCCTCCTTTCATTGATCATGTTATAAATCTCTTCAACCAATTGAGCGTGAGCCTGAGGCTGACTACCAGCTTCAAACATGTTGCTCGGCTGCAGATACACATCGCCATTCGGTATAGGGCTCATATTTTCCATGCGCCTAATGTCGTTGACGGACAACCACCCCCACTGCCTTCCAACTGCGTAAGAATCTGCCCTTGTTTTCATGTCACCACGAAGCAAAGTATCGATCTTAAATTCAAAATACATGCCCTTTTTCTTTTCTTCGGGAGTTAGCATTTGCAAGTTGAGATTCTCTTCCCACCGTTTAAATATCGGGAGCATGGTGTACATTACGAATTCAAGGCTCTGATGTTCAATATTGTTGTTAGTGGACCGACTTAGATCCTGCACCAAGTGAAGAGGCACTCTAAACAATCTACAAATATCTTCGACAGAAAATCTCCTACTCTCGATAAATTGTGCATCTGAGAGTTTCATCGTGACTTCTTTGTATTTACCACCACCCTCGAGTAGGAGTGGGGTACCTGCGTTCTTAAGTCCACGATAGTTTGTCTTTATATCTGCTTTTAATCGCGCATATGCAGCATCACTCAACTCATTTTCAATTTCAAATACCCCAGATGTAGTGACCCCGTTGTTGTAAAAGTTATTGGTAAATTCATCCTGATTTTTACCTGTTTTCAGTGCATTTTGAGCATAAGTAATTGGCGTTACTCCAATATACCCATCAAATGTGAGCCCTGGTATATGCAAAATATCAGCTCTCGTCATCGTTGGGACACCGTTTACGTCATACTCTAAACGATTAGTCGTGGAATTAAATTTGACTGTAACCTGGCTCCAGGGAATTGGCCTTAATTGGATGACGTCGCCCATGGAATTCTTTATTTTCTGGGCGAAAAAATTGCCACCTAAATTGATATTGGTCACGCCACTTTCTTTAAATTGGACTGGCGTCATATCCGGATTAGGGGCATATCTTAAAAGCTCAGATACATTTGTGCTTGCCTGTTTTCGATTGCCTTGATCATCCTTTTCATATAAAAAAACAGGGCAGCTCGCTAGGGTTTCGGCGAGGACCCTGTTACACGCAAAGACGGATGTTAATTTCAAAGCAGATGAGCCGTATACCTGATTACTCGTAGTCGGGACATCTTCTCCCTTTAAAAAGTCATCTGCATATTGCTGTAAAATATCGTTAATTGCATTTTTTGGAGCAAGGGCAAGCCGTAATCTCTGACTTAATTTCACTATCTCACCTCCTCACGATAGAGATCGCATTCCGCGTTTTTCATAAACTGTTTTTGTATCGATTTGTTCCTTCAAAACAGCGACCGCCATCGCATTTACGAGAGAAACTGTTAAGTCAATGCGGTCAATCGACTTGTTTTTCATTGGTTTTATGTTTTCATTACCGTCGACCGCAATACTGACATTACCAAAACACCATCTTGCCGCTGGGTTTTCTTCATGTTCCATACCGACAGTGCCGTTTTCATTGCTACCGATCCGCAAAAGTCTCTCTATTTCTTTCATTGCCGGAGACATTCCAGCCATCGTTTGAGCTATTTCCAGGACTTCAATTTGCTGATTCATCAGTCTTTGGGTCAACATTCGACTATTCCAAGGATCCGTTCCCAGTATTTCAAACTGATATTGTTTGTTGTACTGTAAGATCCTCGCCTCGACAAACTCATAATCGATGACATCGCCTGGTGTTGCATGCATAAATCCCTTGTCTACCCAACGATCATACGGTACCTTGTCACGTTTGATTCTCTCCTTCATTTTTTCTTCGGGGATCCATCCTTCGCTGAAAAAATACCAATTATCGAGTCCTTCCTGCGGTGGAAATACCAAAGTCAAACCTGTTAGGTCTGTAGTTGATGATAAGTCCAATCCTGGGTAACATCGTTTACCGACTAGGTCGCTCTTTTTAATCTTAGACACCGTAGTATCCCATAGAGTGAGAGGCAGCCACCCAACAGATTTAAGCGATACCCACTGATTAAGGCGCAACCATCTAAATAGCTTTTCTTTTGCCAGGTCGTTACGTGCTCCGATAGCTTCTTGGCGAACTGATTCGATGTCAATTGTCACACCGAGCGATGGGTTAGCTGCATACCATATTTTCTCGTCAAAAATATCAGCATTTTCAGGAGCATTATACATTTTTACATACCAGTAAGGATCTTCAATTTCCCCCTCGAGTACTTTTCGAGCGTATTCATGGACTTCCCACCCAATTGAATTTCTGTCGGGGTCATCACCTGCTGTGGTTATTACCCAGTACAAAGGCTCTTTACGTGCAGCCCCTGACCCGAATGTCATAACATCCCAGAGATCGCGATTCGGCTGAGCGTGTAATTCGTCAAATATAACGACAGTTGGGTTAATACCATGCTTTGTAAAAGCTTCCGCAGACATTACTTTTAAAAAAGTACCTGTTTCCGTATTGATGATTTCTTTTTTAGAGTCAACAACTTTTAATATCTTGTCTAAGTCCTCATCCTGTTCAATCATCTGCTTGGCCGCTCTGTAAGTTAAACTCGCTTGGTCTTTGTCAGCTGCACAACAATATATCTGTCCACCAGGTGGATCTAAGACCAAGTGTTTTAGTGACAGTGCAGCAATAGTTGTTGTCTTCGCGTTTTTTTTAGGGATCTCAAGGTAGGCGTATCTGTACTGACGATAGCCTCTATCGTTTACGGTGCCATAAACATCCCAAAGTAAGTCATGCTGCCATTTCTGGAGCACAAAAGGCTGCCCGTAAAAGTCATCTGTAAGATTAAGCAGCTGGATAAACTCGATAACATCCAGCGCTCTATTAGGATCATGAGCCATTTCCTACACCGCGTCTTTGTAAAAAGGACGACATTTTACTAGTTTCGGTTTTTTCGGGCTTTTTAGGGATTGCTTTTATCCTAGCAGTCGGATTGAGAAATAGCCTATCCTCTAACTTAAGAAGTGAGTCCCTTGTCTTATTTATGGCCTTATACCACTCTATTAAATCATCCATCACTGCCTTGTCCTTTTTTGCATTAATAATTTCCTGCAAATTATTTTCCTGGCTAACCAGCAAGCAATATCGATTGATGATCTGTTCGTCTAGCCCATCTACGTACTGAATTTTCTTATACAACTTTTTTAACTTTAAAAATTCTTTATGAGCAACAGGATCCGATTTTACAGCAGTAGACTCTTTAAAGTTGGTTCCTGTGTAAAGAGACTTTTCAAATTTTTCTCGATGTTCTAATTCTGCTTTTGTCCTTCGATCCTTATTTCCTTCGAGTTTGATCAACTGAACTGGTTTTGATGGTCTTCCTGCCATAAATCGGGTCCTCCTTTCATAAAAATTTCATTTTGCGAAAAAATCCTGCGTTGTTGTGGATACGCGGTCTCCGTGCAAAAAGGTCTGAAGGATTTTATACCCCCTACCCTAATTGTTGGAATTGTTTATATTTCAAGCACAATTAAACGGTTTATCTATTACCAAACCCTCCATCCTCTCTTACTGTCTTGATATCATGGTGCCTCTTGCATAAAGGCTGCCAGTTATTCTTTGAATCCCAAAACAAATCCTTATCACCTTTATGCGGTATGATGTGGTCAACAACAGTAGCTGGTATATGCTTACCATCATATTCGCACTGTACACAAAGCGGATGCTTCTTGAGATACCCAAGTCTTGCCTTACGCCACTTGCTATCGTAACCTCTTTGTGCAGCTGTCCCACGATGTTCATCGTAAGTTCTTGCCAAGTGCTTATGATCAGCACAGTATGGTTCACTAGATACGTTAGGACATCCAGCTTTCTTGCAGAACCTCTTGGGTTTACTTGGCATATTCAAATGTCTTCCAGCCATCAACAGGTTCGCCCTCGATCAACTCTCTACTGAAAGTAACTGAAATACCTGATAGTTTACTCTGTTGCTCTTCTAACTCATTCAATGCCGCAGTTGCTTTCTTCGCTGCTCTGGTTACTGCCTTTAAACCTTTTAAAGCATCTGACACTTCTATATCAACTCTTAATTGGGAAACAGTAACATCATTACTAGAAGAGTAATCAACTCCACTTACATACTTATGAATTAAAGGGCCTTTGCAAAAAGGACAATCCTTGCCTTCAACCATTCTTTGTTTTGATACATGTAATTCACTTTTGCATCTTCCGCATTCCAATACATACTTTGTGTTTGACTCGCGCTTTTCAGCCATGTCACAACAACTCCTTTTTTATTTTCCCAAGCGATTACGATTATTAAATTAATCAAACTCTCCGCGCTCAATAGCTTCTTTCCAGTACTTGACCTCTCGCCAAGCTTCAAGGTAACCGGACATTCCGCCATTGTAATCACGATCGATATGATCCTGCAAGGCTGCCATCCTCGATTCCATTGCTCTCAAGATGTTGTCTTTAATGCTCGGCTTTATTATGCAGGCAGGAAACGGACAGAAAGTCTTAGTGCCAGTTCGTTTCTCAGCCCCTACACACTTATCACATTTCATGCCCATACCTCCTGACAATATAAAAAGCACCCGCTAAGATAACGGATGCTTTTTTTAGAAATCTATAATTATTTCACACTATCATTTTATTATTTTAAATACCCTATGGCAAGGACACTGTTAGGACATTTTTATTAATCATTAATTCGTATGCCGTCGACGCCAAATATCAGTGCTGACAATGTTTTCACAGCATCTTTTATATCTCTGGTAATCGTTTTCGGAGCCACATTGAGACATTCCGCTACCTTTTCAATCGTAAGTTTCTCATCTGCAATGTAAAGCAAGTATATGACCTGGTACCGTCTTTTATCTCCCGGTTTATCAGACTTCTCGGAAAGAACACGAAAAACTTCCAGCATCTGATCAATAAAAGTAATCATGATAATCGTTCTTGCCTTGCTTTTCTTTATTGCTTCTACTGCAAATTCATCCGAATCTAAATCCTCCAAGAAAGCCTCGTCATTCAGCAAACCAATCTCCATTTTTAATTCTCTTGCATGGATTTTAAAAATGCGGTAATTTTTTAATAAAAGTCTGGTATTCCGTAGACGCCGATCTCTTTTCACTCTTTGATTTTTTTGCTTGTCATTTTCTAAATAATCCATTGCAGCTTGCACAGCGGCATTTGAAATAACCTCTAAGTGTTTCTCGTTTAATTTCATGTGTGCTCACCATCTTTCTGAACCTTTTCAATTCTTGCTTTTAATGCGAACATCAGCTGGTCTTGCGTGCTTGTCTTATTTGCTAATGCTGCCACGACATCCTCGTCTACCCCACCGTCTACGGTTAGATGGTGGATGATGACTTTTTCTATTTGACCTTGCCTATGCAACCGCTTGTTGGCTTGCTGGTATAGCTCAAGGCTCCAATTAAGCCCAAACCAGATTACATGATTTCCACCTTGCTGCAAGTTTAATCCATACGCTGCTGACGCCGGATGTGCTAATAGGATGTCAATCTGTCGGGCATTCCAGTCCGTTTCGTCCTGCGGAGTTTTCAATTCTCTTATCCGTAGTCCTGATTTATCCAAGGCTTTCTTGATCCGCTGCTTATCGTGCTGAAAGTTATAAAAGACTAATGCTGGCTTACCATTCAACCCCTCGACAAGTTCCATAAATGCTTCAATCTTGCAATCGTGTATCTCGACAATGTTTCGATTTTCGTCATACACGGCTCCATTGCACAGCTGTAGTAACTTGTTTGTAAGGACTGCTGCGGATCCAGCATCGATGGTTGATTCATCCACCTGCAGTAACATTTCCTTTTCCAGCTTTTCATAAGCTTTTTGGGCTTTGCTATCCAGAACAACTGGAATCGTATTGTATGTGATATCCGGAAGCTCCAGATAATCCTCTGCTTTCATGCTGACGCATATATCTCCGATCAGTTGCTGGATGGCTTCCTCTCCTCCTGCTTTTGGTGCGTAGGAGAAAACTCGATCTCGGTTACGCTGGTCAGGCTCAAAGTATCTTTCTCGGAAACCGCCGATAGTCTTGCCTAACCGCACCCCGCTATCAAGTAAATATACCTGTGCCCATAAATCTATCAATCCGTTTGGTGCTGGTGTACCAGTCAATCCTACTATCCGTTTGATGTGTGGCCGTACCCAGGATAATGATTTAAACCTCTTAGCCTGATGATTTTTGAAACTACTAAACTCATCCACGATAACCATGTCAAACGGCCATGCATTTCGGTAATGCTCGACCAACCACGGTACGTTTTCACGATTGATCACGTAGATATCTGCAGGTGTGTTTAATGCTCTAATTCTTTTTGCTGCGGATCCAAGCACGGTGGAAATCCTTAATAGCTGCAGGTGATCCCATTTACTCGCTTCTCTTGCCCAGGTGCTTTCTGCTACTTTCTTAGGCGCGATGACCAGTATCTTATTTACCGCAAATTGGTTATATTTCAGGTCCATGATTGCGGTTAAGGTGATAACCGTTTTTCCTCAACCCAAGCCCATATCCAACAGCAACCCTAATGCTGGTGTAACTAAAACGCGGTTAATACAGTATCGTTGGTAACTATGAGGTATGAACTTCATTTGGCATCACCTACCCTTGCAATAAACTCATCTACCCCTGCTTTGCTGTCAATCACTCGAACGTCGCATCCGAATGCCGATATGTCTCGCATTTGTTTTACTTGTAAAGGCCTCGGCTTTTTACCCGGTGCTTTTAATTCGATGAAGTAGATTCGGTTACCTGGAAAAAGAACCAAACGGTCAGGCACACCGTCATTTCCAGGTGATTCAAACTTATAAGCCTTTCCGCCCGCTTTTTTAACCCTATCTCGTAAATAGGTTTCGATGTCTCGTTCTCGCATTTTCAAACCTCCTAGGCTTGTCAACTTATTCAACGTTTTTCTCTTATACGTATATTATTAGGCGTATTAGGCGTGCTAGGTAATTACGTATATGCCTAATCTCTTTATTATTTATTTATATATACTTTTAAAGTTGACATAGTTGACATATATAATAGATACAGTTATATGAACGGTTTAAGCGTCAACTTTCTTGTCAACTTTCTATATTTTTAAAGTTGACACGGTTGACAGAGAAAGTTGACAAAAAATAGTTAGTTGACAGAGAAAGTTGACGCTTTTATAAACCCTTTTTGCCTACCGTAACAACCGAATCTCATGTTGGAATTGTGTTTTGTCCATCCTGGTAAGCACGAAAGAATCCCGTTAATTTCTAAAGCATCAGATCGTTTCATGTACTTAATATCTGTGCTAAAACATTCAACCCATATTTCAGCTGCACACACACGATCCCGTTCCACTGTCTCTGTTTCTACCTTCCCGAACTCGCCCGACCAATATAGACGTCGTTCACCTACATCTCTTTTTTCCCACCCTATCGGTACACGTCGTTCCAAAAATTCGCGGATAATACCCTCTTTAGGATTACTCTCTTGGTGACTTTCCTGCACTACTTTTGCCGCTTCCGCTGCATCTCCGGATAAATATAAAGGTTCTCCTAACTGCCAATAAACAAACGCCTCCGCTAAAATCTGCGGCGCTTCATCCTCTAACTGATTAAATACACTTTTAGAGGGCTCCAGGATCCCGACATCAACCGGCCAAAATCGGCGGTTACCGGTCTTATCCTTCAAAAACTCACTATCATTGGTCGTCCCAAAAAACACGCATCGCCGCGGAAAAGCTTTTGTCCTTCTGCCAAACGGCTCTCGATAGATATCTTCCCGACGACTTAAAAACTGCTTAATAGCGTTGGTCTCTGACTTTGTCATCCCTGTTAATTCGCCTATTTCATTCAACCAAACGCCCTGGATCATCTCGCTTGCTTCTTTCCCTTCAAAAGTCTGCAGTGAATCACTGTACCAGCGATGGCCAAGAATACTAAAAAATGTACTTTTTCCCAGCCCCTGCGGACCGGCTAAGATTGGCATGTAATCGTATTTGCATCCGGGAACCATTGCCCTTGCGATCATAGCGACGATAGATTTTCTCGTAACTGCACGCGAATATACGGAATCTACCGCACCAAGGTAATCGATGAAGGCTGTATCAAGCCGTTTAATCCCGTCCCATTTTAATCCTGATAAATACTCCCTAACATCATTAAAAGTGTGCTTGTGGGCGCACAGAGCAACAGCGTCCAGAATCTTCTCTTTACCTGTAATATTGTATGCCCGTTCAAGGAAATGTCTTAAACCGGCGTCATCGATATCGGTCCATTGCCTACGCTCTGCGCTTGGATCCCATGGAAGCGGACCAAGAACAAGGCCTCTGTTGGCAAATTCATCGAAAGCCAGCTTTCCCTTTATTAAGGGATCATTTTCTAAGATGACCAGCACATTGTCCGTTGTTTTGGAATAAAGCCCGGTACTTGGATTGAACTGCAGCTTTTGCCGCCAGCTATTATCCCCTTCCGTTGCCTGTACTTGTGTATCTGGCTCGCCAAAATCCTGCATGGCGGTTACCGCCTGCTCATAGCGCTCCTGGTTGATAATCGCGGCAACTCCTGCATCATTAAGAGCGAAGGCAGCCATTTGTGTAAATGATGGCAACTTGTTAACTGGCGTATCAGGCTTAGCCTCATCGTCAAGCTCGCCGTATTTATGCAGCCGTACCAGGTCAAAAGCATTGACTAATCGACCGCTACAGGGATCCGTCGCATGGTGAGAATAGAGAAAAAGCCCATCGTCATAAATGACCGCCCCGCCTACCGTAGAACCCCCGACAAAGGTATAACGGCCGCTGCCATCATCGGTACCGGTGTAAACGCCAGGCAAAAAAGTATCAATAGCTGAATGTATATCATATTGCCTGCAGAATGCCCCAACGACCCCGCGCTTTTCAGTTGGGTTACCCTGCTTGGCCGCCAGCCTGACATGAGTTTGACTAGCACCTGGAACCTCTGGCCACTGGCTTATGTCCCGCCAATCCCCATACATCGAAAGCAATCCATCTGTGTCTAAGAATGGCATGTCCGCAAATTGGAAAACATATTGACTATCACTGCAGCAGCTTGGCCAGTACATCAATCGAGACGCTTCAAACGTCGTAGGATCCGCTAAGGACATTCCTATGATTGAAGCTAACTTCCGCGCCAATGGCTCATATTCGTCCGCCGTTGCTGTCCGTGATAGTGGGGCAAGCACACGTAAACGCGGCTTGCCTTCCTCGTGTTTTCGCGTGCTGTAGGAGGCATAGGCGCACCCTAATCCTTCAAGGCGGCGTATCACATCAGCGGTGCCACCTGCAGGTATATTGTCAAGGTCAAGGGTAATCAGGTCCCTGCCAATGACGCTGGATGCCTTACGACGACTGCCTGCTAGCGTGCCCCCTACAAAGCCCCCGACATCTTTTAAATCCGCTTGCTGAGACTTTGGCATCTTAAGATACTCGTCTAATGTTTCCGTGCCGCGTACAGCCGTCCGCAAACGCTCCACCATGTCTGACCAGTAAAGAGTTTGAGCTGGCCACTGAGTTGCCTTGCGACTTCCAGCTGCGGATATTACTATTTGTCTGTCATATTGCATACTCATAAGATCACCTGTTTTATGTGCTTCATATAACTACAGTGTTTCGTTTAGAAGTATTTCGTTATCTTTCGCGACTAATATCCCGTGTCCGTAATAACCATTATGTGCATTATAAACAGCTAATTGAAAAACACCTTTATCAGTAACAAAGTCAACAAACTGTATTCCGCCGCCATCATCATAATAGCCACTTTCTTCGAATTCCTGTTGATTTAAAGCCGTATCTGTAAGGTTTATCTCCTTTAGTTCAGCTCCTAAAAATTGATTTAAATCGTCTTCGCTTG